ATGGTGGTGAATTAGAAATGTCTGGTTCAATAAAATTAGCAAGTAGTACAGGTTCAGTAGGACAAGTAATAGGAGTAGATGCAGCAGGAAATGCTAAATGGGAAACCGGAGCAGCAGTAGATCCATTTCCATATACAGGAAGTGCACAAATAACAGGATCATTAATAGTAACTGGTTCAGTAAGTTTAGGTAATATACCTGGTAGAAATACAATAAATGCATCAGCACAAAACGCATTTGTTGTAGGTGATGGTAACGCAATTAATGGAAGCGGAGAAGATAATGTTATAGTTGGTGGTGAAACTAATGCAATTAACTCAGGTGCATATTCAGCAATTATAGGTGCAGCAGGATCATCACTAACAAATGTAGATACATCAATAATAGCAGGTGGATATCAAAATACCTTACAAGGTACAAGAACATTTATATTAGGTGGTAATCAAAATACTGTTTCTAGTGGTACTGTACATTCAGGAGTTATTGGAGGACAATTTAACCAAATAAATAGTAATATTACAGGATCAGTAGTACTAGGTGGTAAAAATATTGGTGCAGATAAAGCTGATACAGTATTCGTTCCAGCATTAAATGTAGGAAAAGGTACTAGACCTGGAGATGTAATAGTAGAAGCTGGATCTGTAAATGTTACAGGTTCAATTGTAGGAAGCACTAGTATATTTGCAGGACAAAATGCAGCAGCATTTTCTTCAGATGCAGTAAGATTAGGTAATGCAACAACACCAGTTCAATATGGTAATATGATTATTCATACTGATACTTCTGGTGCTATGTTAGGTAATCAATATAACGCTTTTACTATTGATGACCCAGGCACGTCTAATATTCAATTTGCTAGTTCAGCATTTACAGGATTAGGTAATACAGTTCATATGTTAGCATGGGGTGGTACATCAGTAGGTAGAGCAGATACCATTAAGTTATGGTCATCAGGATCAGCAGGAGTATTAAATGCATCTACTGATTTAAAAATACAAGACGGTAATAAATTAACAATGTCTGGTTCAATAGAATTAGCTAGTAGCACAGGTAGTGTAGGTCAAGTAATTGGTGTAGACGCAAGTGGTAAAGCTAAATGGGAAACGGCAGCTGGAGGAGCAGCATTTCCATTTACAGGATCAGCACAAATAACAGGTTCATTAGCAGTAACAGGTAGTACAGTATTAAGTACAGGTGTTGAAACAGATGAAACATACCCATTAGAAATATTAGGTAATGCTAAAGTTAGAAAAAATGTAGCAGGACAAAATGCAACATTAGTAATACAAGATGATGCACAATCTTCATTTACTGAGGGTCCTACATTACAATTTAGTGGTTCAAACGTTGGTTTACTAAAATCAGATGGTCAAACAAATGTTAGATTCGAAACAAAAAGAGATTTTGAATGGGTTACTGGTACAAATGGAGGCGGAGCGCAATTTAGTATTGTTAAAGAAAATCAAGTATCTGGTGATTTTAAAATTGAAGATAAAGGATCTAGATCAGCAAGATATATTCACGAAAATTTAAATGAAACAGGTAGTATAAGATTTGCAAATACAACTACGGATGCAGGTATAGCATTAAGAATGGATGATGATAAGATGGGATTACAAATGTATTCTGGTTCAGCATTCGTTCCTATTATACAAAGAGCATCAGGTTCAAAACAAGTAAATCTATATGATTCTTCTGCAAGCACTGGTTCATCAGCACAAGTATTAACATCTAATGCTAATGGTGGAATTGAATGGGCTGCTGCAGGAGGCGGCGGAGGTGGTGGTATTGTTTCACAACAATCATTACCAACGGATTATACACAAGCTACAGCGCCAGGATGTGATACAATATTCCAAACAGCATCAATTGCTGGAGGTACTTATACAGTAGGAGATGTTGTTGAAGTTAGAGCTATGGATAAGAAAACATCATCATCAGGAACTACTTATACAGCTATATATCAAACACCAGGTAATGTTACAATAGGAGCTTCATACGCATCTGGTAATCAAATAGCAGGTAATCAAACATCAGGGGATGGTGCAATTTACTACCAGAAAACATTACATATTATTTCAGCTACTGAAACAGCAGTATGGATTGTAGGTAATGGAAATGAAACATATTCATCAACTACAGCAGGAGGAGATCCAATAGAAATATATAATATTGATTGGACACAAGATCAAACAATATGGTATGGTGCTTGTATTGATAATGCTGGAACTAGATTACAATCATTTGGATTGCTAGTTAGAAAATTAAACGGATAAGGTAAGACATAGCTATGAACTTGGTCTAAGAGGATGCTCCCACAGAGGCATCCTCACCTTTTTTTTAAAATAGCGTGCCTCCCACAGAAATCTTTATTACCTTGAACATATATGTGTTTAAAATATTTAATATAACATTTAAACATTTAAATAAATGCCTTAGTCTACTAATTGGTATGATAAACAAAGGCTATAAAGGTATAAAGGCAATAAAAGATATTGGGTATTGATAAAAGGGATACCCTTGTTCATAAATTGTTCACAACTCTCTCTGCGTTTTGAAAAGTAAGTCAATATTTATAACTGAGGGAAAGAAAAAAGGCAATAAGAAACGAGAGAGAAACAAAGGCTACTAGGCAACGTAACGGGGGAAGCGTATATTGACGACGTATAAAAATGGACAATGGACACCACACTATCTAAGACTGAAATGGAATCAATAGTAAATAGCGAATTAGAAGCTGTTACTAATCAATTATTTGTCAACGCTCAAAAGATTTGTACTTATAATTATGAAAAATGGGGTGCTGACTTAGTATCTCATACGGTTTTATATTTCCTAAATCAGCCTATAGAAAAGAAGTATACCATTGTTACTACTCCGTCTAAAAAAGTCTCAGCATTAGAACGATACCTTACCTCAGCTATGTCATTAGCAATTCGTTCTTCAACCAGTCCATTTTATAGTAAACATAGAAAGCACATTGAGTCTCATAGAGTGCTTTTTGATGACTATGATTACTCCTCCAAGATTGGTTACGCTGAGGCTGCAGACGATGAGGGTGATGTTTGGACTAACATGAAAGATCAATTACCTTTACTAATTAATGAGTTACATTTTTACGACAAATACCTCATTCAGAAACATTATATGGAACAATTAACAGTTGCTGAAATTAGTAAATTAACAAGAATAACACCTCAGCGACTAAGTAAGGATATTCGTTTTGCATTATTAGAATTAAAAGAAAAATTAACAAGTAAAAATATAAAACAATGACAGAAGAAATTTTAAGAAATTATTGGCTATTTACAGCCGCATGTACAATCATAGGTTCAGCAACAACAATATTTATTTTCAAATACCGTGCTATAGCAGCGTATTTAAGCCGTAAAATTACGTTTATACTGCAGAGAGACAAATGTCGCGATACAGTTTATGATGTGATGAAAGAATTACAGCCATTAAATAAACGCTATATAAGACAGCAGGTTAGAGAATACTTAAAGGAATTGCAAAAACCTAGTTATGAAACGAAGAAAACTACCACGAAACCTCCAGTTACCGTTAGACGTAAGCGTACTAGGGGATCAAAAACCAAAGAATTATAGAATGATAAGACTAGTACCTATCAATAAGAAAGATAAAAAAGAATATGCTAATAATCAATTTGAGCAAGAAAAATTAATATATAACGACTTGCCTCAAAGTTATAAATTTAAATACAGTGGATCTAAAAGAATCAATGCAACAAAAACCCCTAGGTAATTGGGATCTTAAATTACTACCAGAATTTATTACACGAGATGAGTGTAAAAACCTTATAGGATTAATTGACAAAGACTTAAACGAATCTACAGTTGGTTTAGGTGGTGAAAGAGTAGTCGATGATTCTAGAAAATCACAAACAGCTTATTTATGCGATTGCTCTAAAATGGTAATGGCATTAAAAAAGAAAATAGCTAAGGAATTAGGTGTTAATGTAAATCAAATGGAAGGTTTACAAGGACAAAAATATGTTAAAGATGGTTATTTTAATGAGCATCATGATGGTTTTGACTCAATAAATATAAAGAAATTCGGTTTACATTCAGGTAATAGAATTAAAACACTAATGATATTTCTAAATATGGAGATGGAAGGTGGTTGGACTACATTTCCAGCAGTAGATAGATCATTTATGCCTTTAACAGGATGTGCTTTAACATGGGATAATTTAAAAGAAGATGGTAAATTACAACCTGCAGCTAAACATACAGCAGAACGAGTAGCATTTGGTGAAAAATATATTGTAACAGCTTGGATTAGAGAGAATGCTTGGGATCCATTACAAGATGATTTATTAGCAGAAGAATATATAAATGAAACTAAAGATTTACCTAAACAATATGGTAAAGCATTTGATATAATAGATACACCAGATGAAGTAACAAATCTAATTACTGCATTCTTAATGAAAAATGATGCTGAGGATGAACAAGAATTACACGAGATAGACGGTAAATCACGTTTATATAACTTAGATAAAGCACCTAGCATCACAAAACGCATACACGAAATTTATTTGCCTATAGCAGAAAAAATGTCAGGTGAAAAATTAGAACCAACTTTCGTTTATGGTGTTAGATCATATGGTAAAGATAGTAGTTTAAAAATGCATCGCGATAGAAAAGAAACACATGCTGTATCATTTAGTGTAACATACAGTAAAGATGCTGATTGGCCTTTAGTATGTGAAGGTGAGGATTTAAATGAATATAAATTAGAATTAGAACCAGGCAAATCATTGTATTATAATGGTTCAAGATATAAACATGGTAGACCTAGTAAATATACAGGTAAAGAATATCTAAATTTCTATGTACATTTTAAAATAAAAAGTAGAACACCTAAAGCTCCAACTCATAAAAAAAACAATAGTCATATAAAAATGATTTAATGGGTAGGCATTCAGGTTGTAAGAGAGGCAATACTAAAAAAGACAGTAAGGAAGTTATACAGGCAGCATTAGATGAACAACGTAAAAAATATAAAAAAGCGTTTGATAAAGTAAGTTTACATTTAAGAAAGGTAGAGGAAAGAAAGGCTGCTACTAAAGAACGAAATGCAACTAAACGTAAAAAAAATAAAGACGTAACTAGAGCAAAAAATAAAAACGACTATTATGATTAAATTGGGTGACTTAGTAGAGAAAATTTTGTATATTACGGGCATCAAATGGTTATATGAGAAATACAAAGGTGGACCTTGTGATGAGTGTAGAAAAAGAAAAGAATATTTAAATAAATTATATGATAAACATAATACAACTAGGGAGTAACACAGGTAAAGACCACGTTACAGATTTCATAGAATACTACATAGACATAATAGATAAAGTCTTGTTAGTAGAGGCATTACCTCAACTAGCAGATGAGCTAAGGGACAATTACAAAGGATATCCTACAGATATATCCGTTCATAGTTGTGCAGTATCAGATAAGAATGGTACAGCCGATTTCTATTATTTACCAGATACCAACTTAAGGTTATCATCGTTACTCCCTAACGTTCATACAGATTTTATGAAAGGTACAAGTAAAATAACAGTACCAACATTAACATTTGATTCATTATGTGCTAAACATAACATGAGTAAAGTTGATGTATTATTTGTTGATATAGAAGGTTATGATGAGGATGTTTTATCAACTATTGATTTAGCAAAATATAACATTGGTACTTTAGTATGGGAGTATAATCATTCTAGAAGACGTAATCCTAAACAACATGAAGCATTAAAACAAAAATGTATGGATTATGGTATGGTACAGGAGAATAGAGGCATGAATATTATTATGACAAAAATAAAAACAGAAAAATATAATATAACACTACAATAATGAAAGTATATCTAAGATTAAGTAATCAGAACGCATCAGCAGGAGGTAAAAAACAACGAATTAAAAATTTTGATAAATTAGAATGTCTAAAAAATCTAGTAGTCGAATTTGGTAAAGAAAACATTACAATAATAGCAGATTCGTTATCTGAAACGTTTAAACAACAAATTGAGACATTAAAAGGATATCATCATAGCAATGATACAGAAAATGTACCCAATTTAAATTTACGTGTTATACACGTAGAATACGGTAATGGTGCTGCTACCTATAGACACGCATATAACTTAGCGATTGAGGAAAATGATGATTATGATAACGTGTATTTAGTAGAAGATGATTTTTATCATAGACCAGGCAGTAAAAAGGCAATGATTGAAGCATTAGATAAATGGGAGCAATATACTACATGCTATGATCATCCAGATAAGTATTTAAACGCTATAGACGGAGGAAATCCGCATATAAAAGATGATGGAGAAATAACGCGTGTGATGAGAACAGATAATTATCATTGGAAAATAACAAATAGTACAGTGATGACATTTGCAGCTAAAGTAGGTAGATTAAAATTAGATTTTCCTACACATGAGCAATTTTCAAAAGATACAATTACTGATTCATATAGAATGTTTATGGCATTAAATGAGAAAGGTATTGGTTGTGTTTCTAGTTTACCTGGTTTATCATCACATTTAGAGACTGCATGGTTATCACCTGGTTACGATTGGGAAAATTTTAATTGGTTTGGTGATTTACCTAAAGTAAAATTACAAAATTTACCTAGTAAATTAGATCATCATAATGGAGAATGGAGAGCAGAAAATGATATTATATCTCAAGGTAGTGCTAATCCACAAAATGATGATATCGTAGTAGGAGGTATGTAATCCTATATTTATTGATATACACTATAAGTACACTATGGCTGGAGAAAAATTAACATCTGGAGAAATAAACGAGCGAGTTGAAGCATGTTATGACTTACGTTATAAACAAGGCATGCATCAAAAACAATGGGTAAAACATTGTCATAAAGCATACGGTGATAAATCAGAAAAACAATACATTCAATATTGGATTAAATCAAAGGATTTATATCAGGAATCATGGCGTGAAAAATTATCTCAACAATTAGATCCTGCCGTTAATGAATTAATTAGATTAATGGCTAGTGATGATGAGAAAATAAGACAAAGAGCAATAGATCAAGTAATGAAATACAATGGCGAAGATGAAATTAAGGTTGCAATATCAGGTGAAATGGATATTAAACTAAATTGGGGTGATGATGCAGGAATTCTCGCTGAATGATTTTTACGATAATCTAAACGACGCATTCTATGAAATGGAAACAGAATACGTTGATAAAGAAGAATATATAAACGCTGGTATTATGTATGATGCTAGACAGGCATTAACACATGAACAGGAATTATACAATATATTAGATGGAAATAACATTATTTACACCGCACCAAGGACAAAAGACAGTCATAAACGGTTTTTCAAATAGTAAACAAAAATTCGGTACTGTTGTTACATCAAGACAATGGGGTAAATCATTATTAGGACAAAATCTATTATTATATTGGTTATTAAGTCAACCTAAACAAAAGGGTGCTTGGATATCTCCTATATACAATCAAGGTAAAAAAGTATTTCAAGAATTATCTAATGCATCACATAAGGTAATTAACAAATCAAATAAAGCAGATTTAACAATAGAATTCTTAAATGGTTCTACATTACAATTTCTAAGTGCTGAACGTGCTGATAGTGTAAGGGGATTCTCATTTAACTATATGGTTATTGATGAGGCAGCATACATTAAAGAAAATGCATTTCAAGAAGCAATATTACCTACGTTAACTGCTATAGGTAAGAAATGTTTAATTATATCTACACCTAAATCTAAAAACTGGTTTTATAAATATTATTTAAAGGGTGTCAGCGATAGTATTGATTATGTTTCGTTTCGCGGTCATTCAACAGACAATCCATATATAGATCAATCATTTATATCAGAACAGAAAGCATCATTACCATCAGACATTTATAGACAAGAATATGAAGGTGAATTTACAGACGCTACTAGTGAGGTATTTAGAGGAATAGATAATGTATGTGTAGTACCTAATTATAGTAATGGAGATAGAGTACAACGATGTTTTATAGGTATAGATACAGGTTTATCTAATGATTATTCAGTGTTAACAATTATGAACGAGGCAGGTAGAGTTATGTTCATGGATAGAATTAAAGGTGAAAACATAAATACTATAGCAAATAAATTTATTGGTATAATGTCTAGATTTAACATACATGGAGGTTATATTGAAACAAATGGTATAGGTAGAGCAATGTATGATTTAATAATGCCTAAACAACGTAAATTAAAAGGATTTACTACTACACAAGATAGTAAAACACAGATAGTAAGAACATTAATTGAAGATATAGAGGCTACTAACGTTGAATTACCAGGTAAAGAATTAGAACCTGAATGTTATAAAGAATTATCATTATACACTTACAAATTAAATACAAATGGTAAATTATCATTTACACACCCTGCTGGAATACATGATGATATAGTTGATTCAATTATGTTAGCAAATAAGGCACGTAATGAAATACAGACAAATAAAATTTATATAGGACGTTCACCACAACAATATAAACCACAGTTTGGAGTTAGATAACATATCTCCTCTTTTTAAATAAAATATTTATCGTTATATGAAGAAAAATTATAAAATAGAAATTCCTGAGTATTTGTCAATTAACAGATATCAGCGATTACAAAATCTAGAACATTTATCTGAGTTAGGTAAATTAATAGAAACTATTCATGTGTTTACTAATATTAGTAGAGACGAGATTAAAACATGGGCAATAGCAGATTTAGGTAAAGTAAGTAATGATATGTCTACAGCAGTAGATTTAACACCAAAATTTTATCCTATATGGCAGCATGAAGACATTAATTATGGATATGCAGATATCAGTACAATGACATTAGCTGAATTTGTAGATTTAGAAGCATTATGTAAAAAACCAACTGAAAACTTACACGAGATAATGGCGGTATTATATCGACCTATTGAAACACATAGATTTAATAAGTTAAGTTGGAAAGTAAAACATAATGTAAAATTGTTTCAAGAGAAATTAGGCAATGTATTTAAATATTATGAATTAAATAAATACGATAGTAAACGTAGACACGTTGATTCTGAGGTAATGAAAGATTTACCTACAGGTCTAGCTTTAGGTGCATTGAATTTTTTTTTAGGAACCGCCAACTTACATTGGATAAATTCTCTGACCTCTTTAAAGACACTAAAGACGGACAAGATGAAGACACTGTTGGAGAAACAGACACTGGAAGCTTTGACGGGCATTGGGGATGGTTTGCGACATTATATTCGCTCGCCAAAACAAATATACTCAGTATCACAGGAGAAAATAGTATCG